AGCAGGCCACTTGCGAATATAGCGAGAGCTGCTTCACCTGTCCGTTGAAGGATTGCATTCAGTCGGACAAGGCTTGTGAAAAACTGAATTGCCTGTAAGAGGAAAGGGGACTGCACAAAACGGTGCAGTCCTCTCTTTCCTTTTATCCCATCATTTTTGACACATGCACTACGCCATTATTTTTTGAAATTCTCTTTAGCTACATTCTCAGCCGCTCGTTTCCATTTTTCCAAATTCTGCGCTTTAGATGCTTCAAACCAATATGCTTGCGCCTGTGGATGAACGGACTTATTAAACACGAGGTTTCTGTCCGTTTCAATCTTCTTTGAACCATAGCGGCTTTTCCACCCTTCATCTGTTAAAAAACCTGCGGCGTTGATCTTAGGGTCTACCAATACTTTTCCATGATACAGATATCTTGCATAAGGCCCCGGGTATACGACATAGTTTCCCTCGACGTGTGAGCGATTTGTAAGTGATTTTGTCAACGCTGGAACAAATGGGGCAGTATCACTCAACACCTCTTCCGCAACCGTGTGTTCAGCTTTCGTGCAAGCCTTTGAAAAAGCTTTTTTCAGCTCGTCCATTCCGTCCATATGGACTTTGAATTTTAACCCCATTACGGCACAGTCCTCTCTTTCATCATTCCGCCGCCTGCAGCTCCACGAGCTGTTGAATCACTCGTTCCAGGCGTTCAAGCACTTTGTCATAGCCGAAGATAAACATTTGCAGTCTCCTTTCCTGTTAGTACAGCAGCACGGGCTTACCGGCTGCGCGCGTCATGTTGTTGATGTAGGGGACGACCACGCGGGCAAGCGTCTTACCATCCACAACGAGGTTCACATTGATGGGCTCGCGGCTGCCCTGTGCCATCGCCTCCATAACGGCCTGCTTGATGGTCGAAAGCGGCGCTTCGACGTTCGTTCCGCTCTTCTGGTCGCCCAGCACGGCAAGAAACTTTCGGTTCGGCGGGATGACCGCACCGCTCGCAAGCGCTGGGATCTCGTTGTACACAGGCGCATTGCCGTCTAAGCTCTGCGCCGCCACGCGACGGCTGCGCGCCGGTGCCTTTGTTGATACGCGCGTACCGGTAAAACCGGACGTTGCTTTTCTGACTTTGGAATCGTCCACACTATCAACGAAGAATTTGAGCGCAAGGCCAATCGCCGCCGAGATGATGAACGCCGTACCGGCGCTGACGATGCCCAGCGCCGCAAGGCCAACGCCGAGAACACCGGCCAGCAGTCCAAGAAGTACGCTGCGCCCGATGCTGACAAGCCGCTGCGTGCCCTTCTTCGGGTCTTTGCGGACGCTGTAAATGCTCAGTCCGAGAATCAGGCCTAATCCCATGCCGACGACTGTACCGACGCCCGGTGTCACGATAGAGCCGATAACAGCGCCAAGCAGCGCGCACAGCACGACGATCAACTCGGAAAGAAGCTGCGATTTGCCGCCGTGTTCCTCGTCCCCCTCTGCAAAGCCGGTGAGATAGAGGCCGAGGATCGCACCCAGGCTGAAACCGGCCACGCCGCCGGTGATGCCAAGAAACACACTGCCGAGCAGCGCACCGAGCAAAGCCGTGATAACCACGATCCATGCATCCTCTGCGTCCATCTCGGTTTTCCATGTTTCGGGGTCAAGGCCCACAAGGTACAGCCCCAGCAACACACCGAGGGATAAGCCGATGACGCCGCCTGTGATGCCGCCGAACGCCGCGCCGAGCGTTGCACCGAGCAGCGCCGTTAAAACGGTCAGCCATGTTGCCTTGCTCTTGGGGATAACTTTCTTGTCAAAGCTCCATTTTAGGTCATCCACGACGATCTCAAGCCCCGCGCGGATGGTCTTAAAGATATCGTTGATCTTCTGGAACACCTTGTCGAGCTTTTCCATCATGGGGCCTTCGTCAAAATCAAAGTCCGGCGCAATGGCGGATGCTCCGCCGCCACCGTCGCCAACGGACGTTGTCGTGCTGAGTTTGTTGATCTCATCGAACGCCGCGAGCGCGTCTGTCGCTTCCTTTGCCGCCTTGCCGGTCGCGTCAATGGCGGCAGCTTCTTTGTAGAGGTTTTTGCCCGATGCCTCCATGCTCTTCTTTGACTTACCGCTCAGAATCGAAATGATCGTCACGATCTCCGACACAATGGCCGCAAGCAGATTCATTAGCCACGTCAGCGCCGGAATGAGTACGTCCATCAAAGGCGCGGCCAGCGTCAGCAGCGCACCTTTGAGGCGGGCAAAAGCGTCGGATGCCTCTGCGCTGGTCTCAATAGCCGCCTTGATCTGCTTGCGCAGCGCCATGAGCGCCGCCGTGATGACTGAGAACACAAGCATAGAGCGCGCTAAACTCTTGACCTGATCTCTGAAACGCGCGGCATACTGGCCCGCTTTGGCAAGCGCGGAATTCTCCGCCTCGCGCTCCCTGCGTTCCTGCTCCGTATTAGCGATCAACTCACCGGCGGTTACTTTCGCCTTATCGAGCCTTGCCGTCATGCTGTCGATGTTGGCGGTCGTCTCTTCGTAAGCCGCCGAAAGCGTTTTGACCTCCTTCGTCTGCGTGTGCAAAAGCGCTTCCTGCTGTTTGAGCTCTGCCTCCGCAACGGCGCGGCGGTCGAGCACTTGCGTCTGATACTCGTTCTGTGTAAAGCCCTGTTTTTGGATCCATTCGCGGTCGTTCAGCCGTTCGACTTCCTTTCGCAGCATCTTCACGCGTTCCTCAGTAGCTTTCGCTGCCTGAGACGCGGCGTCAAGCTGCTTTTCAAGGTTCATCTTATTGCCCGTTTCCTTTTCAAGCTTGCTGTTCAGTTCGGATATCTCGTCACGCAGCTTGCTCAGTTTCTTTTGTGCTTTGGTCGAATCCAAATCACAAGAGAAAATCACACTGCCGTCAGCATTTGCCATTTGATCACTCCTTCCCCAATTTCAACCAAGTCGAAATGGTGGTCTCTTCTTCCTGGCTGAGCTTATTTTTTATGTTCACGAGGTCGCTGTTGCGGCGGTACCATTCGCGTTCGTCCTTTTCGAGCGTCTTTCCTCGTGCTTTTTTGTCTCTGATGCGCACGACCTGAGCAAAGGTGCAGTCCCCGAGATTGTTATACGCACCGAGGAACGTCCACCAATGGACGCCCCCGGTGTTGGTCTCCGCATCATAAGGGATTCCGCGGATATCCCGTCCGAATATCCGGTTGATGGGCGGGAGGATCAACGGATAATCCTGCTCCCAATCGACCAACTTCGGCGATTTCTTCTTATCCTGCTCTTTGCCGCCGTTCTGGAACCATGTAAAACGGTCTACAGCTTCCTGCAAATGCTGCGGCGGGATATCCTCAGGCGAGACATAGAACATCTGCAAGATGCCCTCTGCGCGGTCAGTGCCGCTCAAATCAGGATCACTCAGCATTACGAAGATATCGAGGATAACGCGAAAGTCCGTGCGGATCTCATAGCTCTCTCCGCCGATCTCGACGGAAGTAGGCAAGCCCCAATTCATCGGCGATACTTTGCCGTGTACTTCTGAATGCGCGGATTCGTGGCTTTCTGCTCACGAGCAAAGGCGCTGTCTGTCTCATCCATCAGCGCAAGCAGGAAATTTGTCCATACATGCAGGCCGTCCGCCATCGCATAAAGGTTCATGCTGCCAAAGATGCTGTCACATACCGGCTCTTCAAAAAGACCGTCGATGATCTCGCGCATCTCCTTGTCGCGGCGGTCGGCAATGTTGAAAATCTCAACGCGGTCGCCGCACTTCTGCACCTCATCTGCGTATTTATCCTGCTTCTTGTCCAGTGTGTCAAACGCGTTGTAAAGACGCTGGATAAATGCGCCGTCAGTCGGGTTGAATCGAATGATCACATCGCCCTTAACGCCGTGCACGGTGTATTCCTGCACGCCGTTTGCAAAACTAAGTTCCATGTTTATCTCTCCTTCAATGTGTTTTCAGAAATTCTGTAGTGTGTTGATCTCTGCCGCTTATCGAAAATCAGAAGTTCTCCACGGCCTCGCCCGCGAGATCGTCCCATTTTTCGCTCATGCTGACAATTACACCGGGCGATTTGCGCCGGTAGCCGTCCCCGTCGCCGCAACTGTCAGAAATTGCCGAAATGCTATCCCATGCCCGCATGACTGCGCCCTCCCCGCTCTGGCAGTCAAGAGCGATAGCGTTAAGGGCTGCGGCCTCTCGGCGGCTGTCCGTAGTCTTTGCGGCTTCGGCTGCGTAGTGACCCACTAACTTTAGCATTGTGGGGTTGCTGTCGAATCGCTCCATGAACGCGGAGTAATCAGCCGGGGAAAGAACGCCGGTTTTCATCAGCTCAAGGGCGTTATTGTCGATTGCGTCGGGGTTTGCAATATTGGCGGCGCGCACTGCCTGTTCCAGCTCGGCGCGGATCGTGCGGCGCGTGGCCTTGAAGTTGTCCCAAACGCGGGCGCTCACCTCGTTAAAGGTGGCTTCTGCGTCATGCAGCTTTAGCGCTGCGCGGGTTGTTCTAACCTGCTTTTCCTCGGCGCTGTCTCCGGGCTTCCATGCGTTAGCGTCACGGCTGGCCTGCTGCGCCTCTTGGAGTGCGCGGAAAGCGGTGTTGTATTCGCTGCGGGCTTCTTTGAAAGCTGTATCGAGCTTTCGGGCGTAAATGTTAAACTGGCTCATGGTGTGTTCTCCTTTCCTTACAGTTGACCGCGCAGCATAGCATTGAAAAGAGCGCTGCTGGCCTTACTGTCCTTTGCTTTTTCCGTCAGCTCTGCCGCGTACTTCTCAATGGTCGCGCCCAGATCGGACGCGGCAATACGATTTGCGGAAAGATCGCGGCGGGCAAGTGCGGCGGCTTCTTCATCGATATTGTGCTTGTCTACGCTGTCAAGGCTCACGCTGCTGCGGATTGCTTTATAGTTTTCGCTCTGTGCCTTGCGCTCCTGTTCCTCTCGCCGTGCCTGGTATTCGACTTTTAGGCGGCTTCTGGCGGCTCTGTATTCAGGGCTGCTACGCTCCAACTCGGCGCGGGTGCAAGCGTCCAAATACGCCTCGTCGCTGTCATAGTCGCCGCGCTTTACAAGGTCAAGGGCGCTACTCAAATCAAAGCCGAAAGCGGCCTTTGCCTTTGCTTCTACGCTCTCGCGGGTTTCAATGTTGGCCTTAAAGTCCATAATAAATTTCCTTTCTTTTTTATGTGCTATTGCGCTGTTTTTCTTAAAGGTCGATAATGATAACACATTCGCAGTCTGATAAATAATCTCGTGCTGCCTGTTCCGTTTGGAACACCTTTTCAGGGCTTTGCGGCGCTCTACAAGCCGCCCATGCGCCATTTTCAAGCAATGTCATAATTGCTATGCCCGTTTGCTTCTGCGCTGCAATCGCCTGTAAAGAGGCAATGCGGGCTTTAATGCTGTTATTCAAGGGCTTTGCCTCCGATCTCGTCACTCTCCAATTCCGGCAATTCCAGCTTGCCGCGCTCAATGGCTTCGTCAAGCATCTGATAGAGGGACAAGCTCAACGGGTCTATGCCCTCGACAGGATGGGGATACAGCACAATGCGTTTGCCGTCCGGCGTCACCGCGCCATACTTACGCAAATACGTAAACGCATCTTCTGCCGTGCGGAACTCACCGCCGCCCTCGACGATGAAGACCGTCTCATCGGCTGACAGCAACCTAAGGTATTCCCGCAACGCCGCAAGGCGGATATCAAAATTTTTCTTCATCGCTGTTCCTGCTCCCTTCGCCATGCTTCAAGCTCGTCAAGCTGCTGCATGATGTCTGTGATCTCCGTGTACTTCACCGTCTGCCGTAAAATCTCTGCTGCGGCGCTTACGCGGGTCTGTGCGGGCGCGTCTGCATCCTGCATGATCGTTGCCAGCGTATCCGCCGCGGCGTGCGCCCGCTCCTGCAGCACGTTACGCGCCGCTTCGGTTCGCTCGCGCCGTGCCTCGTTATACTTCTGCATAAACTCAGGGTCGCGTTTTCGGCGATAGATCGTCTGCTCGTTGATCTCGAGCTTTGCAGCCGCGCTCCGCACTGTCGCGGAGATCAAAAGCGCGTCAATAATGGTCTCGTCTCGAATTTTCTTTGCCAAAGTTTGAAAAGCCCCCTTTCCGGCTCTGCTTTATCTGACGTTTCAGTGTTTTTTATTAGTAATACTCCATCAGCGGTTTGCGGATACGCGGATGCCGCAGGGCTCGTATTGCTTCCCGCCGCGCCCTTGCATCAGGCTTTTGACCAAGCCAAAACTCGCTGATGATCGCCTCGCGCTGCGCATCTGTTAGTTGTGCAAGCGCCGCTTGCACGGCCTGTCGAAAATCCCGCTGTTCGATATCCTCAAAGGCTTCTGCCGCCGCTTCATCGGCAATCGCATCACCAAGCGTCAGGTCGCTGTCCTCGTCGCCTATCGGCTCGTCCATCGACCGGCAAACAGTGTTGATGGGGTCACATCGCGTCCGCTGTGTTCGCTGCCCGCAGGCTTCTGTGAACTCCGCCTTGAGCTTAATGCCGTACAGCGTAAGAAATTCACCCTTGTTCACATCCCATGTCGGTAGCGTGTCCATGAGGGCGATAAAGGCCACTTGCAGGAGGTCGCTTTCCTCGACACCTGCACGGCCTTCCATTGCCCGCACCCACCTCAAGGTCTGCTGCCATGCAAAGCGTTCAACCGCCGCCCAAAGTCTCAGAATGTCCGCCTCGCCCGCCTGCACCGCTGCTGCAATTTCGCTTGTTCGCTTATCCTGTGTGTCAAGTGATTTTGCTTGCATATCCGCTCCTCCTGTGGTAAAATCAGAATCGACAAATCGGATTCACCGCAAGAGCCGCTCTCCCTATTTGGGGAGAGCTTTTTTCATAATCGAAAATGACGGTTCATTGCCCGCTCAAACTTATCTCGATCATCAGCAGGCAAAAGCGGAATTACACGGTGCTGTATTTCGTCACGCTGGCGATAGCG